CAGTTTTTGAACCCGACAGCCGGCGCTTTGACGCCCACTGCCGGAACGTACGTGTTTTTGGTGATCGCCACCGCCTAAGCCATGCGCTTACCTGACGCAGATGCGCACCTGCTTTTGCAGGTCGGCCGACAAAACAGGGACTTCGTTGAAGTACTTGAGCGGCTGCGCACGTCAGAAATGGAGGCCACACTAAAAGGACCCGTAGACAGATTTCTCACCCACAAAGGCCGGGTAGAGGTGCTGACAGAGTTACTGCAGCAATTAAAGGCCGAACCAACCTTAGCGCCAAGCAAGGAAAAACCATGAACACCAATCTTCCTCCCCAACTCCAGAAACAGGTCGCTGACGCCAACGCCCTTATTGAACAGTTGCACGCCCCCGTGTCGACTGAGTCGAACGCTGACGAAAGCCAGACACCCGCCCCAGAGGCAGACGTAGTCGCCCAGACTACGGAACAGGTGACTACTCCTGCTGCGAGCAACGAGGGACAAACGGAACGAGTTGAAACCCCGCAAGACGACGAAAACAGCCCCACCTTTGCACAACGGTGGCGTTCCCTGCAAGGAACATACAACGTCACCAAGACGCAGTTGAACGAGGCAGCACAACGCATCGCCAACTTGGAAACCTTGGTGTCGTCCATGCAGACCGCCACCGCAGCCCCCGCACCCGTAGCTGCCGCAAAACCACAACTGACACCTGACGACGCCAAGGAATACGGCGCCGACATGGTCGATTTTGTGCGCCGCGCAGCCCGCGACGAGACTGCACCCATTGCGCAAGCCCTGTTGTCTATCCAACGCCAGTTGGATAGCCTGCAAGGCATGGCCCCTGTGGTACAGCGCGTTGTGGAGAGTCAAGCCCAAACAGCGGAAGAACGCTTTTTTGGCCGCCTGACAGCGCGCGTGGCGGACTGGCCGCAAGTGAACGACAACCCAGAGTTTCACGCGTGGCTCATGACACCAGACCCAATGACTGGTATCATGCCCCAGACTTATCTGGTGGACGCACAAAAGGCTTTTGACGTAGACCGCGTGGTTAGCATTTTCGAGACGTGGAAACGGAACGCAGGTGTGAAACAGACTCAACCAGCCGCAGCTCCAGCAGCCGCGGGCGCCGCAGATAAACTTGCAAAGCAAGTCGCTCCGGGCCGTGCCGCCGCGGGTTCTCCCGCACCTGTTGCAAAACAGGCGAAGCAGTACACCCGTGCAGACATCGGCAAGTTCTACGCAGACAAACTGCGTGGCGTCTACGACTCCCGTAAAGCCGAAGCCGACGCGATTGAAGCTGATATTTTTCTCGCCCAGCGTGAAGGACGTGTCGTCCAGAACGCAGCATAACTTTTTAAGAGGTAAAAACCATGCCAGCATTTCCCGTAGCCGCCGGTGGCGCAAACTACTCCGGCAACTTCATCCCTGAAATTTGGTCTTCCAAGTTGATCGAGAATTTCTACGACGCCACCGTGCTCGCAGCGATCTCGAACACCGACTACGAAGGCGAGATCAAGGCCCACGGCGACAAGGTTCAGATTCGTCTGACCCCTGAAGTCACCATCCGTTCCTACCAGAAAGGTATGAACCTGACCGTCGAACGCCCCGACAAGCCAAAGATCACCTTGGAAATCGACCAAGGCGAGTACTTCGCTTGCGTGGAAGACGACGTGGACAAAGTACAGTCCGACATCAAGTTGATGGACGCTTGGTCGAAAGACGCATCTGAAAAGATGAAGATCAAGATCGACACCAACATCTTGACCGGCATGCTGCCAGACATCGCCGCCACCAACCAAGGCGCCACTGCTGGCCGCATTTCTGCCTCCATCAACCTCGGCGCAACCGGCGCTGCGGTGCAAGTCACCAAGACTAACGTTTTGGACTTGCTGGTGGATGCGGGCACCGTGCTGGACGAAGCCAACGCCCCGGAGTCTGGTCGCTTCATGATTATCCCCGCGTGGATGGCGGGCATGATTAAGAAGTCCGACCTGAAAGACGCCTCGCTGACCGGTGACTCCAGCTCCGTGCTGCGTAACGGCCGTCTGGGCATGATCGACCGCTTCACGTTGTATTCGAGCCACAACTTGAACAGCGTGATCGACGGCGGCAATCGCTGCTTCAGCGTCGTGGCAGGCCACAAGATGGGGCTGACTTTCGCCAGCCAAATGACCGAAATGGAGAGCATCCGTGCTGAGTCCACTTTCGGCAACATCATCCGCGGCTTGCAGGTGTACGGCTTCAAAGTGGTCAAGGGTGAAGCTCTGGCCAAGCTGTACGTCCGTCAGTAATGAAGTAGGGGCTTCGGCCCCTACCCTTCACTTTGTTTAAAGGAACGAGATCATGGCAAACTACACCGTAGCCCAACTCCGCGCAGTTGGCATTTCCCCCGCCGGCATGGACCACGCAGGTGGTCCCGGCACCGTCGTATTGGAGTACGAGTTCGACGGCAGCAAGCGCTCGACCGCGGCGACCGATACCGTAGACCTCTTTGAAATTCCGGCCTACGCCGGTTTCATCGTGGACTCGGCCGCTGTGTCCACCGTGCGTTCCGGCACGGCCACTGCCACCATCGCGGTGACTATCGGCGCAGCTGCAGCCGCCGGAACAGCCGTAACTGGCTTGACCGCGTGGGCCGCAGACGCAGCCGCAGGCACCAAACTGGTGAAACTGGCTACCGCAGCCAACACCGTTGTCAGCACCACAACCTCCAACTTCTTGAAGTTGCAGTTCGGTACTGCTGGCGCCGGCACCGGCCGCTACCGCGTCCGTGTCTTCGGCACACTGATCGAAGCCGCATCTGCTGCTTCCTAAAGTAAAGCGACAGCGTTAGAATAAAGGGGAGCACATCGCTCCCCTTTATTTTTTGGAGAATCAACAATGTCAGACAAACTGCTCCGTCACATCCCCTCCGGCGTCATCTACATCAGTCAGCCCGCATTCGAGGTGCGTCCCGATTTTGAGCCTTACGACCCTGACGCCGCACTGGCTCCCGATGAAACGGTCGAGGCCGCACCAAAGACAAAAGCGCAGCTGCGCGCAGAAGCAAAAGCCGCGGCAACTGCCGCCGCCCTCGCTGAAGCTGCCCGCCTAGCCGAAGAAAACCCAACCCCGCCCGCTGACAATGCTCTCGCGGCCGATATTGACGAAGCTCTGTCCGCAGACGCTAGCCGAGGCCTGTAATGCCAATACCCGTCGCTGAACTTTTGAACGATATTCGTGAGAGCGTTTCCGACACGCAGATACAGTATCGGTACAGCGACGCGCATATCCTGCGAAAGATAAACCAGACCGTACAACGGATGGTTGTGAAACGCCCCGACTTGTTCTGCGAGGTTTACTCGCTCACTTGCGTAGCGGGCTCGCTGCAAACCGCCCCGGCAGACTCCGTCCGCATCATGGATGTGCTGGCGAACTCTGCCGGTCGCGCGGTGAAAGAGATAAACCAAGAGGTACTGGACCTCACGCTACCCAACTGGGAAGCGCTGACGCCCGGACCCGCAAACGACTGGATGCGCTACCCGCGTGACCCCAATCGTTTCTACGTCTACCCTACAGCCACTCCGGGCGACACCCTGACTATCCTGTACGCGAAAACGCCCGCCGCAGTAGCGTCTACCACGGATAGCATTCCGTTGCCGTTGGCCTACAGCCCCGTACTCGTAGACGGCACAGTGTGGTTGCTTGAGTCGGTGGACGCAGAGCACGTCGAGTCTGGCCGCGCAAAGATGTTCCAAGACAGCTTCTACGGCATGCTAGACTTCGGACTCACCGCACGACGTATCACGGACACTGACGCCGCGGCGCTACCTAGAGAGGAACAGGTCTAAATGCCTTCCATCACATATGCCAGCATGGTGGATGCGATTGCACCCTTCGCACCCGGCTGCCCGTCCCTGACGTTGCAGACGACAGCCCGCAAGATCACAAAAGACTTGTGCCAACGCGCAAAAGTCTGGCGCGGATTCATGGCGCCCGTAAACCTAGCGGTGGGAGTACACGCGTACACACCCGTTACGGGGCTGGCATACGGCGAGTTGAACGACGTGATTGACGCCTACGTCGTTATCGACAACCAGAAAAACGACGTGAAGTGGCAGGCGTATGCCGACGTACGCCGAATCGCTCCCGCGTGGCCGCAAGACTACGCGGGTCGCCCCGCACGCATCACGTCGCTGCAGCCCGGAGAAGTCCAGTTGGCGCCCGTGCCGGACACGGTGGGCACGCTTACAATCTATGCCAGCATGCGACCGAAAGACGACGACACCGAGTTCGACTTGGCGACGTACTCCGAGTTTTCGCGCGCGATTTTTCACGGCGTCCTGTCGGAGATTCTGGCTATGCCGCAACGCAGTTGGGCGGACGCGAAAGCAGCAACCATGCACGGCCGTCAGTGGACATACTTACTCAATGCCGCGAAAGACCGCGCCATGCGAGGGTACAACCAAGCCGACTTAACCGTAGCAATGCGCCCTTTTGCGTGAGGTAACACATGGGAATTAAATTCGCAAATTTTGCTCGTTCGCAGCTTGCTGTGGGACTCAGCGCAGTAGACACAACCCTGTCTGTTAAAGGTACGCACGGAGCACGGTTTCCGACGCTCGGTGTCGGCGACTACTTCTATGCGACGCTTGAGAACGCCGTAGGGCAGCGCGAGATCATTAAGGTCACAGCGCGCGTCGCAGACACGTTCACCGTCGTGCGCGGACAGGATGACACCACAGCAGCTACGTGGGTTGTGGATGACAGCATAAACCTCCGCTTCAACAAGCTAGCCATAACAGACTCTCTCGGCAACAGCGTGCAGCGGACGTCTGCAACGGGTTCGGCGGTTCTGCCGTCAGGCACTACGGCCCAGCAAGACGTGGCTCCGGCCGAAGGCTACCTGCGGTTGAACACGACGCTTGCACGCTTGGAGCTGTACCTGACGGCCGCGTGGCGCAAAATCTACACATCGGCCGACCCCGTCGCACTGACAAACACAGCCGCGACATGGACCGCACGGCAGCGCACGGACGAGGTGACGGACAACGACGGTTCTTTTGATCTGGACGCTGCGCAGGACTTCAATTGCACACCGACAGCACCGTTCACACTCACGTTCACCAACATTCCGGCAACACCGGCAGTGCAGAAAGGCACCGTCGTTCTGGTCAATACCGGTGGACATGCCGTGTCGGCTCACGCCAACACCAAAGTCGGCGCATCTATGCTCGCGGCCATAACTGTAGCCGGAACGTACCAGCTCGCCTACCGCACTAGCAACGGGGTCGTGTACGTGACAGCCTCGGGAGCATTGGCATGACCGGGTTCCTAGACGCGCCTGTCATCGAGTCTGGTGGTGGGTATCAGATCAGTCGCAGCTTGCGTCTGCGGGCAACAGCAAGTCCAAGTGTTCGCCGCACATTCCCTAGCGAGGGAAATCAGCGTACATGGGGCCTGGCATTTTGGTGTAAACGTGGTGCTCTAGGTGTGGGGCAGGACGTATTGCGCATTGGAAATGCAGGAGGTTCGCTTCTGTATTTTGGCTCAGACGATACGCTACACCTAACGCTTAGCACGGGTAGTGCTGAAACTCGCAGCACGTCTGCGGTGTTTCGTGATCCTTCCGCTTGGCTGTCTATTCTTGTAACCCTTGACACCACGCAAGCAGTCGCAGTAGATCGTGTAAAAATTTATGTAAATGGGCAACAGCTCACATCGTTCTCGACATCCAATGACCCGGTGCTCAACGCACAGTTCGCCATCAATAGTGCCGGGGAGCATGTGTTCTTTCAGAGTTACGACACGATTGGATACTTTGACGGCTATTGCGCCGAAATGCACTTTATCGACGGACAAGCCCCGACAGCGGCAGCATTTGGTGAGTTTAGTGCAGCGGGCAACTGGCAACCCAAGCCCTACACCGGCAGCTACGGCACCAACGGCTTCCGCTTGAAGTTCGATGACCCGACCAGCCTGACCACGCTCTGCGCCGATAGCTCTGGCAACGGCAACAACTGGACCGCCAACAACATCAGCCTGACCGCTGGGGCCACCTACGACAGCATGCTCGATGTGCCGTTAGGTGCAGGCGGGGGCGAGCGTGGGAACTACTGCACGTTCAACCCGCTGTTTCCAGTATCGGCGTCTAACTTCACAGCAGGAAACACGACGGTGGCGGTTGGGTCGCCTTCTGGTCAAAAGCCAATTCGGTTTACGCAACCGTTCTCAAGTAGCTCACCCGGCTATTTGGAGGTGTTGTCCAATAACTCGTCGGATAGCTCAACTGGCATCGGCTTCGGCTTCAATGTGAACGGGGCACTCTACTGGTTTTACGCTTCAAGCTCGGGAACGCTATATTCAAACGGCACCACCCTTGCCAGCGGCTACCCTGTCATCACTGCCGGGTCTACGCTGCAAATGGCGTACGACCCAATAAGCGGCAAAGCATGGCTGGGTAGAAACAACTCTTGGTACAACAACTCTGGCGGCACTACTGGCAACCCTGCCACAGGAGCAAACCCGACATTCACGCTTCCTGTTGGCACGGTTGATCCATTCTTGATGGTAGACACCACGACTACTATTTCGTTCTCCATGTGCGCAGGTCAGCGTCCGTTTACCTATACCCCGCCAGTCGGGTTCAAAGCGCTGCACACTGGTAATCTTCCTGAGCCAGCTATCACCAACCCAAGTGAACACTTCAAGGCCGTGCTATGGTCAGGCAACGCTACCGTGCGCAGCATCAGCGATGTGGGCTTTGAGCCAGGGTTGGTGTGGGGTAAGGCTCGCAATAGTGGGACTGCTAATCTCCGTCTATTTGATACAGTACGAGGTCCGACTAAAGAGCTGTACTCCAGCACAACCCTCGCAGAGGCAACAGACGCTAACGGACTGACTTCATTCAACACTGACGGCTTTGGTCTAGGTGTTGGGGCATCGTTTAATAACCCCGGCGATAACTACGTGGCGTGGTGCTTTAAGGCAGGTGGTGCGTCAGTCGCCAACAATAACGGATCGATCTCTTCGCAGGTATCGGCTAACCTAAGTGCTGGTTTCAGCATCGTTACTTACACGGGGATTGCAGGAAGCGGCACAGTTGGACATGGACTAGATGTTGCTCCGAAAATGATCATTACCAAAAGCCGTAACAACGCTGGTGGGGATACTGGTCATTGGTGTGTTCAACACGTTGGTCTAGCGTCCAGTAGCCACGTTGTGTTTTTGAATTTAACAACAGGTCAAAGTTCCGTAGCTGGAAGTGTTGCCGCTCCAACAGCGACTACGTTTGGTATTCAATACCAGTCTGGACTTAGCACTGCTGGCTCCGCCCACATTGCCTACTGCTTCGCTGAAATCCCCGGATACAGTACGTTTGGCAGCTACACCGGCAACGGTAGTGGCGATGGTCCATTTGTGCATTGCGGATTCCGTCCGCGCTTTTTGTTAATTAAGCGCACTGACGCATCCACATCTTGGAATACCTACGACTCTGCGCGTGACCCCAGCAACGCAGCGACGCGCTTTTTGCAGCCTAATGCGTCTGACGCAGAGTCTTCATCTCTGACCATAGACTTCATGGCAAACGGATTCAAGATTCGCAACTCCGACGCAACCCACAACGCCAACGGCGGCACGTACATCTTCATGGCTTTGGCTGAAGCCCTCTTCAAATACGCACTCGCACGATAGGAGCAAAAATGTTCATCATCACAGCGACCGGCCGCCGCGGCCCGGCATACCCAGAGCACACACCGTACACCGATGCGGACGGTACGCGTCACGCGTGCTTCCCTCGCGGGCTGCTCACGGAAGTGCCGGAGCCGACTCCACCCGCCGACTACTCGGAGGCCACATATTTTCGTACCGAACAGGACGAAGCGCCGTACGTCGTCTACACGCGCAAGCCGCAGGCAATGATCGACGCTACCGCTGCGGCGCACGCGCGGGAAAGTGCCCGCCGGCTCCTGCAAGATACAGATTGGTACGTGACGCGGTTTAACGAAACAGGCGTACGGATTCCCGTGGAGATCACTGAAAAACGTGTGGAAGCACGTACACTACTGTCCTCGCAATAAAACGTTTTGACGACCATGCCAGAACAGACACATCGTGATACGTTCATCGAACGTCACAAAGACGAGCTGCAGGCCGTACTTGAGTTGATGGCCGCGCTGTCCACACAGGTAGGGCAGCTCAATGCCAGTATTGTGCAACACCGCAAGGACCAACAGTCCGACTTGGAGGCTGCCATGATTCGCGCATTTCCCGACGGGGACCCGGAGGGGCACCGGCGCCACCACGAGGCGGTCATACGCGCCGCGGAAGCCCGCGCAGAGTTCTGGACGAAGATGCGGTTCGAGTTATTCAAATGGGGCATGTTCGGCTTCCTAGGCTGGTCGGTATACAAACTCTGGCTGGCATTTTTGCAAGGACCACAGCAATGAAATTCGTTATGCAGCGGGGACAAAGCAAGAGCGGCGTTACATTGTCCCGCCTAATGCTGGACGACACTTTCATCTGCGACATGCTCGAAGACGAAGTGCGCGAGGTCGCCGGCCAGCCCGTGGATAGCTGGAAAGTGCACGGCAAGACGGCCATTCCCGCCGGCACGTACGAGGTCGTCGCACATGACTCCCCTCGTTTTGGTCCAGACACACTGACACTACCAAACGTGCCCGGATTCAAGTACATCCGTGTCCACGCCGGCAATGCCGCGGAAGACACCGAAGGATGCCTGTTGCCGGGTCTGCGCATGTCGGACACCCGCGTGGCATCATCCCGCGCTGCACTGGCACGTCTGCGCGAGCTGGTTCTGCCAGAACTGCAAAAAGGTGAACAAGTGCATATCGAGATTAAGGCGGCCATATGAAATTAATACCCAACTGGAAGAAGTCTTGGCGCATGGTGAGCGTGCAGGCCATGACGCTGGCTGGCGCCATCCAAGGCGCGTGGATGTTCATCCCCGAAGACATGAAGGCTAGTATCTCGCCTAGCATCGTGCAGGGCGTAACCGTGGCTCTGCTGGTGCTGGGTATCGCCGGCCGGATGGTTGACCAACCAAAGACAAAGTGATGTACACCTACGCAGCCACGGCGATCATCGCGGCTCTGATGGCTGCGGCTGGCACATGGCAGGTGCAGAACTGGCGTTTTGACGCAAAGGAGAAGGAACGTGTCGAAGCTCAAGCAGAAACTGATCGACTTGCTTACCGAAGCCGACTTCAACAGCAAGACCGAGTTACCAAAGCCCAAAACGAAGCCGCAGCCCGTACGCGTGCTGCTAGGGACGCTGACCGCGCTGCTGGCGACGCTGTTGACCGCGTGCGGAGCGAAGCCGCTAAGTCCCTCGACGCCGCCCGAGTATCCCACGAAGCCTGCATTGTCAACGCCACTGCCCTTGAAACCGTATTCACAAGCTGTGCGCGAGAATACCGAGAAATGGGAGCAGCAGCTCAAGGACACGCGGACGACGCCAAAACATTGATTGACGCGTGGCCCAGAGAGTAGAATAAGCCATGTCCCCCTCCAATCTTTTTCTCGTGCCTGTGCTGCTAACCGCGCCGCTTGACATCGTAAAGATTGGTTTCGCAATCGGCGCGTACCTTTGCATCCGCGCATACAGGAGCAAACATGGCTGAAATACTGCAGAAGGGCAACAAGCCCACGGTCCCCGTGACCAAGAAAGACACACTCGCGTTTTACGGACGCGCGCTTTCTGGCGGCGCAGCCGGCGCAGCAGCAAAAACACTGGAGAACGCGCCAAAGTCGCGCGAGCAAGCCGCCGGATATAAAAACGGCGGCCTAGTGCAGGCAACCCCCAAAGCAAAGCCGTACAAGTGCGGCGGAAAGGTCTAGCATGGCTACCATGAAAAAACCCGCGTTTCTGTTCAAGGGCAAAGAATCCAAGAAAGAGGAAGCCAAAGAGAAAAAGGTCGGCCCTGCAGCGTACGCTCGCGGAGAGAAGGCCGAGGGCAAAAAGTCTACGTCCAAGCCGTTCGGCAAAAAATAACCCATGGCCGGTAATGCACTGAAGATCGTCAAGTTTTTCGGCGAGGCGCCGAAGATCAGTCCCGAGCTGCTGCCCGAGACTGTGGCGCAGTACGCCTTCAATCTTGACCTGTCTTCAGGCGACTTGCTGCCTTTTCGCCGTTCGGAGGTCGCAGCGACGCTCGACAAAGTCGGCACGGTGAAAACTATTTACCCCATGACGTCACCCGTGGACGGCAGCCTGAAGTGGCTGCACTGGCTCACGGACGTGGATATTGCAACCGCGCAAATCGAGAACGACACATCACAGCGCATCTATTACACCGGCGAAGGCGTGCCGCGTGTGACAGACTACGCACTGGCGACATCAGGAACACAGTTTCCAACCCAGAGCTACATACTGGGCTTTCCCGTACCCGCAGGCAAGCCGACGCTGGCGGCCGCAACTTTCACGCAGAAGTCCGCGGTATCCCGCGCCCGTGACGCTGGTGGAACGGCCACCATCGTGTGTAGCGCGCCGCACATGCTGACGACTGGCGACTACGCCACGACTACCGCATTTGGCGGGACAGGCTACAACCTCACGAACATCCCGGTGACGGTCGTAGACGCCACAACGTTCAGTTTCTTTTCTTTCGGTGCGGCAGAGGCCACAACCGCGGACACCGCGGGGCGCGTCGATTTGGCGGGTACTGTAGGACCTCGTACGTACGTGTACACGTACTACTCGGCGTGGGAGGAAGAATCGGTCCCGTCTGAGCCCAGCGACGCGGTGTTTGTGAAAGAGGGCCAGAGCGTTACGGTGACAGGCCTGCCAACAACATGGACGCACGGCGCTGGATACCAGACCACCGGCATGAAGTTGCGCGTCTACCGCACCGTGGCTGGCGTGAACGGAACGGAGTATTTCCGCGTCGGACAGATACCCCTTGGTGGTGCCACCTCGGGGACGTACGCTCGCGCAGGAACGACCGTGACTGTGACCATGGCCGGCCACCTGCTGGCTACCGGCGACCACGCGGTTCTGGACTTCACTACCGGAACGGCTACAGACGGTGGATACACTGTCACAGTCGTGGACGCAAACACGTTCACTGTCACTGACACTGCTTCGGGCGTGACGTCCGGTAACGTTACGCGCACAATAGGGTTGATTGACGACGTAGACGTTAGTACGCTCGACGGCGACACACTACTCACTTCAGAAGACTACGACCAGCCTGACGCCAGCATGGTCGGCATGACCACCATTCACGGCGCCATGATCGTCGGGTTTTTCGGCAACACCTTGTGCTTCTGCGAGCCCGGACAGCCGCACGCATGGCCTATCAAGTACCGCAAGCAGATCGACGCACCCATTGTCGGTATCGGCGCGTTCGGCACTACGCTGGTGGTAGTGACGGAGAAGACCCCGTGGATTCTGACCGGCAACAACCCGGCGGCCCAGTCGCTCGCGCGCACCGACTACATCCTGCCGTGCGTATCCAAAAAGTCCATCGTGAACATCGGCTTCGGCGTGGTGTGGGCGTCCACTGGTGGCTTGGCTGTCTACTCCACGACCATCGGAACAGACTACATTACCAAAAACGTCCACAGCTGGGAGACATGGCCGCAGGCACTGACGCCGTCGGCACTGGTCGGCGAGTACTACCGCGGGCGCTACTTCGGCTCTGACGGCACGAAGACGTTCATTTTTGAGCGCAACGACCAAGTCGGCGGGCACCTAATCCAGACAGACATCAATTTCACCGCGGCGCACTACGTCGCTGCGACAGATGCGTTCTACTATGTGACAGGCAGCACCGTCCATTTGTGGAACGCCCCGAACGCCGCGCCCACTACGCTCGACTGGAAATCGAAGGTGTTCACCACCAAAGACTACCTTAATTTCGGCGCGGCCCGCGTGATCGCGGACTACACTACGCCAGAAGGCGAAGCAGCCATTGCGGCCGAGAACGAGGCGATAGCCGCGGCCAATGCGGCTATCATCGCAAACGACCTAGACATGATGGGCGCTCTCGGAGACGGCGACGCGGGCGAACTTGTTTTTGCCGGCAGCCGTCTGGCTCCGCTGCGAGAGGCGGAGTTCACGGCTACCTTCCAGCTATTCGTGAACAAACGCTTGGTGTACTCTGCGACACGCTCGACGGACGAGCCGTTTCGCCTACCCACGGGATACCGAGCGGACACTTTCGAGGTGCGCGTGGCGACAACAGCCCGTGTTCGCGCCATCCACATGGCCGAAACAGCTGCAGGACTGCGAGGTATTTGATGCCCAAGTTTCAAGGCATACCGGCCATCCCTAACGAAAAGATACCGCAGTGGCAGTATGATCTGCTGGCGGCGCTGAAAGAGAACGTCGAGATTTTGATGGGGGCGCGCGGTCCCGGCCGGGCGCTGACAAATGACTCTGTAAAGGTTGCGCCGCAGAGTTTTCAGGTCATGACGCAGCTATCTGCACGCGGTGACTACATCAACACCACTGCGGGGTTAAACGCAAACGGTGCACCAACGCTGGCAGACTACCAAAAACTACTCAACGACGTGCAACAACTGGCTACAGACGTAGGTAAAATACAGGACGCGTTCAACGCACTCCTGCAGCAAACAAGGGCATAGATATGGGCATCCTAGACGACACACTAGCCAATTTCCGCGGCTCTTTTAATTCTGGCGGCCGGGGCGTACGCGCGGCATCAGGGGTCAGCTACTTCGGCGGAGACTTCAACCCCGGACTTGAGACAATCGGCGCGGAGACGGCGCCCGGCGCAGGACTGCAGGTTGTACCGAGCGAGTCTGGTTCTTTCGGCAGCGGGCGCGGCGTGCAGGAACCCGGCCGCGACCTCACTACGGACCCGCTGTCTGCACGGGAAGCGCAGGTAGCAAACTTCGCCCGTTCGGCCGTTAGCGCACTTCCCGGCGGCAGCGCCATGGCTGCGGGCATGGAGTACAACATGGGCCGCGACGCAGGCGGCAACATGAATCCGCGCAACGTGAATGTGACAACTCCTGACACGCTGGCAGGACGCACAGGTTTCTGGGCTGGACAAGGGAACGATCTGACCACGTCCGTGCAGGCAGCATTGGCGCGCTCCCGTCTGGGCCAGCTCGGCGGCATGGCACTGCCCGCTGGGCTTCGTGGCGCGGGCCTGCTGTCGCACTTCGGCACCGAGTACGCTGGACAAGGGTTCAAGGGTGTAGGCGCCACGGGGTATGACGTGAACCAGCCGGAGTTTACGCCCGGACAAGAGGTTGTCAACGACTCTGACATCGTGGAAAATAACCCCGACGCGCCGACAAGCAGCAGCTCGTGGAGCCGTAACCCCTTCAGCGGCCGCTCCCACACCGAGACAAGCAAATCAGGCGACGTAACAACTGGCGGATACGGCTCCGACGCCTCTGCAGCCGACGGCGGCCTAGCCACGGAAAACGGGTTCGACTCGCCTACGGTCGGGTTGTCCGGCCCGCGCTACGCTGACGGCGGCGAGGTGCAGCCCCTGCTCTCTATGGGATTCGCCGATGGCGGCGGCGTAGGCTTGGGCGCCCCCGGCACCAACCAAGCGTCGCCCCAGATGGTGGATGCGCAAGTCAACCGCATGCTGAACAACCCGCAGTTCCGCCAAAAGATTGTTGCAGGCGCACAACAGCTGATGCAGTCCGGCCAACTCACACCGCAGGAGGTGCAGGTGATGGGCCAGATCGCGGAGGCATCCATGCACAGTCCCGGTCTTTACCCAAAGCTGCGCGCGTTTGTTGCACAGCAAGGCATGTCGCCTCTGCCGCCCGCGTACGATCCGTCGGTGATCGTCAAGATTTTGGCTATCACGCGCGCACTGGCGCAGGCCGGAGCTGCACAGGCGGCGCCCAGCGGAACACCCGCAGGGCAAGTCCCGCCTACAGAACAAGCCGACATGCAGAACCCAACAGGCATGGCTAACGGGGGCTTTTTGCGCGGACCCGGCACGGGACGGTCGGACTCCATCGGCACTGTCAACGAGTCCACCGGCCAGCCAGTCAAAGTGGCTAACGGAGAATACGTCATTCCAGAACACGTAGTCCGGGCAAAAGGACGCGACTTTTTCGACAAAATGCTGCGACAATACGCTCAGGTGCCTGACCGGGGAGAGCAAGCATGAGTTTCTGGGATGACATTTTCGACTTTGCGTCTGACGCATGGGACTTCGCCAAAGAAAACCCCGCCACGGCAGGCGCGGTTGCGGGCGGAGCGTACAACCTCGCTACGGGTAAAAACGTACTGGAGGGCGCAGGCGCAGGCGCGGTGCTGGGCTACGGCGCTGGTCGCATTTTCGGAGGTGGTACTGGAGGCGGAGGACTACCCGAGGGGACTACCGGGGGCGGCGGTTCTGGTAGCGCGAACGTCGGCAGCTGGGCGCCCACCGTGGACACTAACACGCTGGCTGGCGTTGAAGCGGCATCGTCGGGTGCCACGCAGGCGGCAACAACCGGCGACTTCGGCGGATACATGCAGAAAGCCGGCAGCGTCCTGAGCGACGCAAAAAGCTGGGGCAAAAAGAACGCCGATCTCGTGCAGCTGGGCATTCAAGGCGCAACGGCGCTGTACAGCGCTGACCAGAATGAAAAACTGAATCAGATGCGCCAGAGCGCCGTATCGCGGCAGTCGTCGGTCAACGCGCGCAACGACAACATCGCTGACGCAGCAAACGCCGACGCAACCAAGATGTCTGCCACTGCAGCCGCATACGACCCGCGCGCACTAGGCGTCCGTAGCATGGCGCAAGAGTACGCGGCCGGCGGCCGGGAACTCACGTCGCTCGACAATAACCGCACGCTCGACCCCACAGCCAAGGCCGCACTCAAAACAAAGTCCAAGGTGGCTACATCCAAAGCTGCCGTGTCTGGATACAACTCCGGGTACGACACCGGCGTCAAGACACAGGCAGGCCTGTACTCGTCGGCAGACGGCTTGCGCCGCAACTACGGCGGCTCCGGCTACGACGCCACGCTGGCTGGCGACATCGGCACAGCTAATAAAAGCGACTCCGGCAACCTCACCGCCATGCTGGAGAACTACTTGGGTAACCCCAGTGCGGTGCTCGCCAAGAAAAAGGCGGAAGACCAAGGAGTTATGCAATGAGCGGCATCCTAGGCGGCATGGCTAAGGCATACGACGCCCAGCGTACGGACGTTCAACGCCAGCTCAACGAAGAAACAAGCCAGCGGGCCATGGCACGCATGCGCGAGACTGACCGTGAAGCCGTAGCGCTGCGCGACGAGAAGCGCCGGAAAGCCGACATTCTGCGACAGCTGCCAGAAGATGGCGTCATGCCGGGCGCAATGGACATCCCTATGGCCGGCGCTCCGGCCGCACCCGCACAGGCGGCAGCGCCGGGACTTAAAGCCCCCGGCCGTAACACGGCTCCGCGCTCTCAGCCCGGCATCTACGACAACCCGGCACTGCTGGGCAACCAGACGGAAGCCGAGACGCAGCGGTTGGCCCGCATGCGCGCACCCGGCAGCGTTGACCCGCGCAGTACGTCCGGCGCCGTTTCTCCAGAGTCCGTGCTGCGTAACAACTCGCCGCAGGCACAGAAGACACGGGCTAACGAGATTCGCCGTCTCAACCCGCCAAGTGAAGGCGTCGCAGGCAATGTGTTGTACGCAGGCAACGCTACAGACGCCGACGCTATCGCACGCCTGAAGGCACAAGACGCAGCTATTCGCGGCCGGGTTGGTGGTGAAAGCCAGTACGACAAACCCACTCCGTACGACGGCACGATTGCCGCGGCAGCAAAACAGCATGGCGTAGACCCCGTGGTGCTGAAGCGCCTGCTGGGGACAGAGTCGTCGTTCAACCCCAATGCGACCGGCACCATGACGCCGCAGGGGCAGGCACACGGTATCGCCCAAATCATGACGCAGCTGCACGGCGTGACGCCTGAACAGGCACGCGACCCTAGTTTTGCCATCCCGTTCGCCGCCCGTTTGCTGGCCCAGAACCTGCAGAAGACCGGCGGCAACTACGAAGCCGCCCTGCAGATGTACAAAGGCGCGGTGTCTGATAAGGGCAAGGCCGACATGGCTAGCCCGATTAACCAGATCATGAACGGCCAGCAGCCGCGTTTCGGTGCTGGCGCCGCAGCCAGTGCACCCGCCACACCAGTCGGTACGCCCTCGGCTGCCCCGCAGCAACGTCGGTTTGAGTCCAACGAGTTTTTCTCTGCGGCTCCAGCCATTGACGAGCAGGTGCGCTTGACACGTTTCCAGATGGAGCGCATCAAGCAACTGGCCCAAGTCGCCCGCGACCCCGAAGAACTGGCTAAGTACCAGTCGCAGTACATGCAGATGCAGCAGAGCGTGCGCGAGGCCGAGGTATACCAGCTGGCCGCAAAAGCAGATGGCGATGTCGGCGCACTGTCCCAGTTGGTACAGCTAGCTGGCGTCCCTATCGCCCGCACGCCGCAGGGTTTCGTGGAGGTCACGTCTGATGGCCGCCAGAACTCTGAGCCCATGACACAAGGCCAGCTGGCGCAGAAGCTGTTTCAGTTTGTGTCCATCACCGCCCGTCAACAGGCCGCCGCCCGCAGTGCCAAGCGATACGACGTGCAGCTCGAAACTGGCAAGCAGCTTGCCGTGGAGGACGCCAAAAACACAGGCCGTCTGCAGAACACGGAGCTGGAGGTCATGGGACGTCTGCAGCAGACGTTGGCCGAAAAAGGCGTGGACATGAAGTCGGTGAAAGTCAGCTTCGACCCAGCCACCGGCAAAGCATTTGTCACGCAAGGCCAGCAGCTGTTTGAGTTTATTCCGGGCACACAGACGGATATGGGTATGAGCGAAAGTTCACTCCGACCAGTAAGGGGTTTACAATAGCCGCAGGTAACACTGGGGCTATTGATGCAAAATCCATACAACAACGACGCCGACGCGAACAAAGCACTGATTGACGGCCAGTCCGCCCGTGCAGCGCTCGGCTTCCCTTCGCAAAACGCCCAAGCAGGGCTGCGAACACCACAACGCATCATGGCTGATGCGCGTGAACGGCTTAATGCCGCGTCCGCGCAGGTCGCGCCGCGCCCCCAGCCACAGCAGGACAATGACCCCGTCGTCGGCGTAAACCCGCAGACCAAGCAGCTGTTCTCCGCCGGTAAGCAGGTGGATTACCAGAACCTTACGGTGCTGGACCAAGCGGCGCAGGCGGGCTATCTAGACTACGACAACACTGACAATCTGCCAGACGGTTTTGTCCCGGTGCGCGCGTCGCAGGTACGCCAGTACTTGTCCAACGCAGGTGCTAAACGTGGTGCCATGTCGGCCGCTGGAGAAGTCGGCAAGCAGGTACTCTCCGGTATCGCAGACATCCCACAGATGGGCGTGCGCGCCGCGCAGTTCGCCGCCCCGGCAGGCTCGTGGCTTGAAGGTCAGCTGCGTCAAGCCGGCGATGACTACGACGCAGGCACGCAGGGAAGTACGCCGGACACATTTGGCCGCGGTGAAGTGGCTTCGGCGCTTATCAAAGGTGGCCGGGCCATCGCCCCCTCTGTTGCAGCCGGTGGTGCCATGATCGCTGCACCCGTAGTCGGCACCGCCGCAGCTGGCGCTACGTTCTTCGGTTCGCAGGCGACCGACACATACGAGCGCGGCTTACAAGCCGGACTTGACCCCGAAGCGGCCCGCAGTGCAGCTATCAAAACAGGAGCTATTGAGGCGGGCGGCGAGCTTATCGCAGACCGCCTAGGCCTAGGCCTGATGCGCGGCGCGGGCACAGCTTTCAAACAACTGGGCGCCGCCCCCCTGAGCCACGGTAAGAATGTGGCCGTAGACCTACTCGCCAACGCGGGCCTGCAGGCTGGCACAGAGTTTGGGCAGTCGTACGGTCAGGCCTCCGTGGAGCAAAACGCAGGTATCAGCGACCAAGACCCCTTTGCCGCCGGTATGGAGGGTGCAAAGACAGGCCTCGGTATGGCCGCCCTGATGGCGCCATTCGGCATTGCCGGAGGCATCGCCAATCGCCCGCGCGACCTACTTGAGCCTGCACCCGTCCAAGAGCCGCCTGCACCTAGTACAGCGCTGGCACCATACACACCGCAAGGCATCCCTACGCCTGTGCAGGACGTCACACCAGATGCTGCGTACGGCTTCGGTTATGGCGGCCCTCCTTTGCTGCCACCGCCTGCCGCACCGGCCGCGCAAGACAACACCATCTACGTTACTCCCGGCGGGACGGCCACCGGCAACACGGACGCCCTGACAGGCCTGCAGCCCGACATGTTCGGCGGACAGGACACTTTTGGGGAAGGTCAGGCGCAGAGCGAGCAGCCAGCGGCAGCACCCGCGCAAGACAACGCTACGCCGGACATGTTTGACGACGCGCTTGTCGCAAACGTCAACGTGGATTTTGGCGCATCGGCGCTGGCACGAGAGCTGGCCGGCACAGGCAAACGCTCCAACGCGGTCGAGTTTCTGGCCCGCGACCTGTCTGCGGCACTCGGTACGCCTGCAGCGACCGACATCATTGAGCGCATCAACAACTCCAGCCGCTGGAAGGGCCGCAACCTGCCCACCGACGTCGTGGAGCGCGCAAACGAGATTCTGTCCCGCTACGACGCCCGCCAGCAAGATGCCCAAGGCCAAGAGCAGGTCATGCGCACAAACCAATGGGCGGAACAAGGTCAAGCCAAGGCACAACCCGGCGCGGTTGTCGGCCAGCGTCCAGACAACGCCGCATCCGCCCAGATCGTGGCAGAAGAAAGTGCGGCCCGCCAAGCGCCCGAGCCGGCGCCCGCCGTCCCGTTGGCCGACCAGATCGCCGACGTGGATGCAACAGTGGAGTCGCGCCGCGCACAGGACTCCGCGGCCGAGCGCCGCCAGATTCTTGATCGCATCCTTGCGGACCCCACAACGGCTAACCCCGCCGGACGGTTTACAGCCACGTTGAAAAAACTCGGCTACCGCGACACAAAAGTTGCTGCAGATGAAGCTGCAGCTATTAAACGCCACGCCGAGATCACAGCGGCCCTTCAGGATGCAGACACCGTCGTCTCCACCCCGAACGAAATGGACGTGGACTCGCTCGTGCCTGAGCGCAAGCCAAAGCCAAAGCCCGTCACCCCTGCCGCACGCCGGGTGAACCCGCAGCTGGAGCAGGAGTTCGAGCTGTCCAGCTACACGGCAGACGATTTAGCCGCCCTAGACGCGGCCAAGCAGAAACGCGAGCGCAAAGCTGGCGCCCAGCCGGTCGAGGAAGAAACCGCAGCGCCTGCAGCAAAGCAAGGCCAGTTCTGGGACAAAGCCGGCCGTGTCACACCCGCCGCGAACGCAAACAAAGGCGTACAGGCCAAAGGGCACATGCCCACACCTGAGCCAGCCCCCGTGCTGCCGCCCAAACGCGCCAAGCTGAAGTTGCCGAAAGATCAGCAGCCAAAGCCGTCCGACCTGACTGCAGGGGTGCAGGAAGCGCCCGCCGAAAAGCCGCCGGTAACAAACAAAGAGGTGCAACAGGCGCCTGAAACGGTCGAGCACGACGCCGCCCGCCTGCGCGTGGCTAAGTCCATTGAGGACGCGTACGAGGCAGATCAGATCGACATGGAGCAATACAGCGAGCTGGGCGCCGCGTACAACGACGCCAAAGTGTCTGTGCCAGCCCTTCGCGCCATGCTGCACCGTATGGCCGTATCGAGCGTCGGCGCTTCGCGGGCCAAGTTCCGCACTGGCTCCGTCGGCGACGGCATGGACGTGGGCGCCGTGCAGAATACCATCGACTGGCTCAAGACCAAGTGGCGTAACGCACCTGAGATTGAAGTCGTCCAGTCTGAGCGCGATCTACCGAACAGCGTACAGGAAGACCTGAAGGAGAATCCACCTGAAGGTCCGGTGAAAGGCGCGTTCAAAGATGGCAAAGTCTACATCGTGGCGGACAACCATGCGTCTGAGGCAGACGTCGTCACTACGGCATTGCACGAAGTTGCCGGCCACTACGGACTGAAAGGTATCTTTGGCGCCAAGCTGGGCGCAGAAATGCAACGGCTGTACAACGGCAACGCTGATCTACGCAAGCTCGCACAGGCGCGGCGCGCAGAAGGCCTGTCGCTGGAGACAGCCGTGGAGGAAGTACTGGCTGAGTTGCAGGAATCAGGCTCCCGTGCCGGCCTGATGACCAAAGTGCTCGACTTTTTCCGCAGCGCGTTTGCTCGCCTGCTCGGTAGAGAAGTTGTCACCATGAGCGAAGTGTCCGAGATTCTTGCACGGGCCGCAGAATTCGTGGAGAACGGAGCGCCTACAGGCCCCGGCCAAGGTGGCGATAAAGCCAAGCTGCGTACTGCACGCGACACAGTGAGTAACATTGTGGACAACCTGAAGTACGACAAGATGGGCGCTGCCCGCCGCGGCGTGTTGTCGGCGTCGTTCCTGCGCGACATCGGCGAACGTTACGCGAGCAAGTTCACCCGCGTGAAAGAGTACGTGGATTCTGTGTTCAAGATGGGTGCAGCGGCCGGTGCAATGCAAGAGGAAGCCATCAAGGTGCAGGACGCCATTAGCGGTTTGCCTCGCGCCGAGCGCGAAGCACTGATGGATTTCATGGGACGTGTTACTTTCGAGAGCGTCGCCATTGAAGCCAAGCCAACAGCCGCGGACTCCGCCAAGGCGTCTGAGCTGCGCAAAGAGTTCGATGGCTTCAGCCCCGCCCAGAAAAAAGCCTACCGGGATGCGCGCGACGCGCTGGCCCAGAACTGGAAACGTCGCGCAGACCTGCTGTCCCGTACGGCAGCCGAGGTGTACGACCCACTGATCGCCGAAGCTACGGCGGCCGGCAACATCAAAGCCACACGCTCGCTGCAGCGGGAGAAAGCTGCGTACATCGAAGACATCGGCGCACGTTTGAGTCAGATCAAAGGTGACTACTTCCCCCTGATGCGCTTCGGCAACTACGCCGTTATCCGCAAGTCGGACAAGTATGCCGCTGTGGAGAAGGCCGCGGACAAAGCGTTCGACAAACTGAATGCCTTGCTCAACGCCTACGATAAGAAAACGCCAGACGAACGCAAGATTGATGCCAAACGCAACGAAGCGCTGCGTAAAGCCGGCCAAGACGCCATGGAGGCGTTTACGCCAGAACAGAACGCGGAGATCAAGGCTGCCCGCGACGAGTTCAACGAACTGACGGACTCACTGGAGAACCTGAAAGCCAGTGAAGCGGACTACTACGTCGCCCAGTTCGAGACGGAGGCGCAGGCCCGCGCCGACCAGCGCGTCAACGGCGGCTATATCTCGCTGCGCAAGGAGTTCAGTAAGGAGTTGAACCCCATCAACCGCCAGATGCTGAACCGACTGGAAGAATCCATGGCGGTGACAATGCGCGGAAAAGGCAACGTTACGGCGATGCGGGACGCCAAACGCGCCATGTTTGAGGTGTACTTGTCGTCGCTGCCTGAGCTGTCGGCCCTTAAACGCCAAGCCCGCCGTAAGAACGTCGCTGGCTGGAACAAGGACATGCAGCGGAACATCGCCGCATCCATGCTGAAAGATTCGTTCTACCTGTCGCGCATGGAGCACACGGATGAAATGAACGCCGCACTGAACTCCGTTCGCACTGAAGCGGACGACATGGCCCGCCGCGGCGCACCTGACGCCGTGAAGCTGCAAGAGGTTGCCGCAGAGCTGGAGCGCCGTCAGACGGCGTCGATGCAGTACACCGAGACTCCGCTGCAGGATTTCGCGTCGGCTGTGTCGTACGTGTACTTCCTCGGCGTCTCTCCCGGCTTCCTGTTCGCCAACATGATGCAGCCGTTCATGATCTCGGCGCCAATGCTGGCCGCCCGTCACGGTGCGCGCACATTCAGTGCTATGGGTAAGGCGTATGCCGATGTGGCGTCCATGGTGACAAAGTCGCTGAAAGGCAACTGGCGCGGTGAACTGGACTTCGAGCGTTCCGATCTCAAGGCGGACGAGAAAGCCATGTTGCACCACCTGTTGCAGCAGCGGCTGCTGTCTGTGACGCTCACCCACGACTTGGCTGCCACGTCTGAGGGTAAGACAGGCTCGCGTTTCATGCGCGCCATCAGCCTGCCGTCGCACCATGTCGAGGTTATGAACCGCGTCGGGACGGCGCTGGCCGCCTACCGCATGGAGTTGGCGCGCACCGGCGGTAACACCGCGGCTGCCATGGCGTACGCCCAGAAAGTGCTGGCCGATACCCATTTCGACTACTCCACAGAGAACGCCCCGTACTTCATGAAACCCGGCGTCGTGCCGCTTGGCAAGTTGCTGTTTCAGTTCAAGAAATATCAGGCCGGGATGATCTCGCTGTACACCAAAATTATCTCCGCGTCACTGCGTGGGGAGAGTAAAGAGGTGCGCGACGAAGCCAAACTGAACCTGCTCGGCCTGCTGGCTACGCATAGCGTGGTTGCTGGTGCGCTCGGCCTGCCCGGCATCGGCACACTGCTGTTTTTGGCGAACACCATTCAGAAAGCCTTCGGGGACGACGAACCGTGGGACGCAGAGACAGCGCTGCGCAACTGGCTGCGTGACCAACTGGGCAAAGACGCCGGGGCCGCCGTAGCCAAGGGCCTGCCAACACTGGCCGGGGTAGACCTGTCCGCCAAGCTGGGCGCCGGGAACATGCTGTCTATCGCCCCCATGATGCGTGAAGCCGATACAGGGCGTGGCGTATACACAGAACTGCTGCTGTCGCTGGCCGGACCCACGTTGGGCGGGCTGCTGCCACGTTTTGCGGACGGCGCACAGTTCATGAACGAAGGTCAATTCGGCCGCGCCACTGAGTCGTTCATGCCGAAGTTTGCGGCAGACGTTCTTCGGGCTGGCCGGTTCACGGACGAAGGCGTCCGCACACGCGGCGGCGACGCCATGCGCAAAGACGTCGGGCTGTGGGACGCCTTCATTGTGGCGTCTGGCCTGAGCCAGACTGACATCGCCGACATGTACGCCGCAAACGCCGCCATCAAGGGGCGCGAGGCCTACTTCATGGACCAGTCCCGCCAACTGCAGCGCAAGTGGGCCGACGCGAAGCCGGAGAAACGCGTGGAGATTGAGGCGTCTTTGCGGGAAACGATCAACCCCGCACGACTGGCCGCCGGCCTGAAACCCATCACCCGCGGCGACCTGATACGCTACCAGAACCAGCGTACGCGCCGGGAGGCCAGCTACACAGCAGTGGGCGCTAACGTAAGCCGCCGCAGCGGCGAGAAGATGGGTGAAGTCGGTCGATTCGCCAAGGACTGACGAAAAAAAGACCCCCGAGGTTTGCACTTCGGGGGTCAAGGTGCGTGGGGCACCGTCAGGGAGACAACTGGCTCAGACGTCAGTATATCACTTAACCCGAGCTAACTGAGTGATCGAGTCTACGGCGGCCACTTCCCCGCCAGCCACGGCGAGGTTGATCTTGAAACAGCGGCTAGGCACGGTGGCATAGTCCGCAGTGCCCTTGCCCAGAGCATACGGCTGGGAGCCAACTGTGGCCCAGTTCTTCGCCACCAGTGACTCTGACATCGACTTGTAGTCCAGCTGGTTGTCGGCACACCACTTGCGCATCACGGAGATCGGCAGGTACAGCGTCTTGGAGTCGTTCAGCACGCGGCCGACAAGAATGTTGCTGCGCGGCTGGTGAATCACAACGGCGCGAGCGTTCGGCGTCCGGGCATCCCCTTCACGATCTGTGACAAGGAATCCGGGCGCCAACTCGTTCAGCATGGTCCCAAAGTGCTCCGTAATGTCTGACGTGGCGTCCGCACTCTGCCCACGCATGGCAGCAAACTGGCGCAACGACCAACTTAGTAGGTTTTTGATGTCGAAGTCCACGATCTTCAGGCTCTTAGCCACCATCAGACCGGTGAGGTTCACAACGGCGCCGGCCACCCAATACCGTTCACTGGCTGTGGCGCCGGAGCGACGGGTGTACTCCACACGGACTTTCTTCATCAGCGCTTTGATCTGCTCTTGGTGCGTCACAACGTACTGCATGTACATCCGCCCGGCCTCTCCGGCGCAGTTAAACAGCTCTGGAATCAGCTCGTCCGCTTCCTCTTTCCCCATCAGGTTCACCGGGCGGTGGAAACTGAAGTCGAATACGCGGGCAATCTCAGGCGACGCGTCGCCCTTGACGGCGGCCAGCGCAGTGTGCACAGACTTGTTGGACGTCGTAGCCATCAGAGTAGCCCACTCGTAGACATTGGAGCGCAGTGAGCCGTCGCTTTGCGCCCCGATACGCCCCGTACCCTGCGAGAAGGTATAGACCAGCTCAGACAACTCGTACCCGCTGGCGTTGGTCACTTCGTCCAGCAAGATGGGCAGCGAGCGCATCAGACCGCAGTAGGCGAACAGACCCTTTGTCGTGGCTTGCTGCTTGGTCAACGCCAGCTTTTCCGGGTTGCCATACATCCCCAGCGCCAGTTTGCCGGCCGTGGACTTGCCGAAGCCCGTCTCCGCGCTGTAGCCGTTGATGACGCAGCCCGCCATGCCGCCGCCCCAGAGTTTTACCAGCGGTGCGCCGAAGCCAACGCCAAACGTCCACTGGAAGTGCTCGTGGTTCTCGCGGTTGTACAGCTTGTCGATGCCCTGTTTCCAGAACTCGAAGTCGCCGCGCTCCGCAAAAGCTTCAGAGTACTTCAGTGTGTCACCTTGCAAACGTACGGTCCGGCGTGTACCGTCTGCGCACAACAGCGTGTCTCCGATAAGGAAGTCTTCGTTGTGCCAGCCAAAAGCGCTGAACGAATTGACTTCGTCTGCCGAAGCACGCAGCGCAGAGAACCACTCTGCTACATACTGTTCCATGGGACGTTTCCCTCCTGTTGTTGTCACTATGCCCTGTCTACCCAGCGCGGCGAACAGCTCGCGTCCGCCTACACCGATGGCGTCGCCCGGAAGCTCGAACTCACGGTAAACGCCGGGCTTGTCCCGCACTACCCACACCATCTGTACCACAGACTCGCCGGCCACATTCTTGCGGTGGGACTGGCGGGCGAACATGTAGTTCGTGCAGATAGGCACGGCCTTACGTACGCCACTTTCTTCATCCTTGAGGTACGCGCACAGGCGGGTGCCGTCCCAAGAGAACCGGTCCCTCATGGAGTGCGGAATCTCCGGGAGACGCTCTACTTCCTGCGTCTCTGGATTCACGTCCTCCACGGGGACCGGTTCAGGGGCGACGGTGCCGAGCTGAATAGGCGACTTGATCTTGCCTGCGTGCGGGCAGTTGCTGCAGGGCTCCGGGTTCAACTGGGCCAGCTTGGCGCAGGTTGTAGGTCCCTGCGTCCACTGCACGATTTTCTGTTGCGTAATCGTCGGGTTGTATGACGCATGCCCGTTGCTCCACTCGTGACACACCGCTTCGCCGTTGATGGCATGCTTGACCAGCCCCAGCATGGCGTACCACAGTGGCTCTTGCACATCCCCGCGCGACACACGAAAATCCTCCACTTGCTGGCAGTGTGAGGCCATAGTTAACGCGTCCGCCGGTGGGTACTCCGCCGTCATGGACAGATCGCTGTTCAGCGTCGACACGGCCTTCGGTCGTGCGCCGGACAAGACGTGCGCGCTGAGTTGGTGCGTCTCCATGTGCCCTTTAAGCAGTCGAGCCATGTCAACCACGGGCACCACGGGCGGCACACCGCCGAGCAGCTTCACGTTCTTAGTCGTGCCGTACTTATAGTTGATGGAGCCGACGGGACGCAAAATACGGCACACATCCGTCGTGCAGGCCGCGTCATGGCGAATAGTGAAGTGGTCTGCGACTGCGCGCCACATGGTGGCTAGGCGGACCCACTGCGCGGCCGAGATAGCGGCGTCGAACACCCAGTATGCGTGGATGCCGTAACCGCTGCTCACTATGAGCGGGCGGGCCAGACCCGCTTCCTTGACGAAACGCCCCAAGTCCACGATGGCTTCGCGCTGATCGACGTAATCCTTACCGTCCCCGCAGTCCAAATCCAGCCACAGAGCCTTAACCGCCATCGCGTTTTCTTGGATGCGGTACTTGTACTTGGGTTTGCCGAAGTCATTGAGCTGGCCGGTGTCGACCCTGCTCTCTTTGAAGGACGCACACGCGTGATACGCGGTAGCCCCCAGTCGTTCTGCCAGCTGCACGCCGGCAGCCATTTCCTCTACAGTCGTGAAGGGCCGGTGAATCCACGGCTTGTCGTCTCCACTGCGCAGTACTAGGAACTTCACACCCTGCTCGGGCAGGATATGGGATAGAAATGATGTTGTGTCCAAAATAACCCCACGCCGAAGAACCGCATAGACTACCCGATTGATACCCTGTTATCAATCGGGCGCGAAGAAAAAGTTCACTACTTTGGTGAACTCAACACTTCTAGTACTACGCGTTTGATCGCACCGGCGCGCTGATCTCGTGGTGTGCCGGACAGGGGCAGCTTTTCTTGCTCCACAGCAGCGCGGATGGCGCTCAGGAGCTTCTCTACACGGCTGGCACGGGCTTCGTGGACACCAAGGCGTTTGTGCACCCAGTTGTTCACGGTAACACGGCTTACGCCCGCGATGGATGCGAACTCCATCTGTGTGATTTTGGCCGTGTCTAGCGGCGAGAAGTCTAAGTCTTTCATGCGGTTCTCCAAATCCCCACACCGGTGTCAGAGCGGCGAGTCGTGAACTTTACACCATTTCGACGCGAATAGGCAGTGGCGGCGTACTGAATCTTTTTGGCCTCCGCCGCCGAAACGTCGGCATGGAAGCTGTCACCCACCTCCATGCTACGGAACGGGTACTTTACCCCGCGCCCGCCGGGCATACGTACGGCGGGAATAGGCACATCTTTTTTGATTTCAAACATAGTCAGTCCTTTAAGTCAGGGTATTTTTTGAGTCGCGCAATAGCTATTGCGGCCCCTTGCGACAGGCCTCCGCCCTCAGTGGTAGTGTCGTCGCTCCACATAAGGCGGCACTTCCAGCCGTGAGTCATTGCATCACGAATACAGTAGGTGTCCAGTATCGTGGCTCGCGGTGGCGGGGCTGTGAAAAGGCTCTCCTTGAGCGCGTAGCCCATGAGGGGCCACACTTTCTGCACGGCGTTGTCCCGAGCAATCTTGCGGCCGAGTTCCGCGTTGAAGTTCTCGGGGGATGCGCAGGCCGACTCGCCAGTGACGGTAAAGCCGTTGCGTAGCACCAAGACGCAGAAAGTCAGTAGGGAGAGCGGCTGTAGGTCTGCGTCGCCGGCCGTAGGCTTTTCGCGTGCTACGTACGTCTCGGCCTGCATTGCGCCTGTGCGCCCATCCGCGGCCGTGAAGTAGTGCTCGCTAACAATGTTGGCGTTAAGGTCGTCAGGCGTAACCCGCGGAGCCTTGTCGGCGCCGGCGGCTTTGATGTCTTGCTCAATATCGCTCATACCGCACCTCGCATGGCGTGAACCACGGCCCGGAAAATGAAGTCTTTGGCTTGCTGCTCGCGCGGCAGGTCGGCGAAAGGCACCATGCAGGGGTGCTCTTTCTTTTCCGGGTCTTTCACGGGGCCGTACGTCCAGCCTTCCGCCAGCTTGTGCTGCATCCAACGCGCATGGGAGGCCTCTGGGCCGAACTCGCCGCCGCAATGGAGCACTACGCCGAGGCGGGCGCTTTCGCGCTGCCATTCGCGCGCGTCGTCCCACGACGGCTGGCTCGTGTCGCCGAGTGCGGCGCAGTACGCACGGTTTACCTCGTGGCATACGCGTGCGATGGTGTCTGTCTTACTCATACTGTTCTCCTTGAAGGACACCCTAAGCGCAATACTTAGGGTGTCTCGTTTACTTAGTCGTCCAGAGCGTCCAGAGCGCCCAGAGCGTCATCCAGTGCGGACTCCAAGTCGTCACCTGCGGAAACGACAATGGCCTGCGGCACAGGGGCGGGCTTGGGCTCGGGAGCCGCGGCTGCGGGCGCTGGTTTTGCCACAGGCTTAGGCGCAGCTTTTGCCGCTGGAGCGGGCGCAGCCTTCTGGGCAGCCGCAGGGGGCGCACCTTCCAGCCCTTCCAGACCGTCATCCACCGGGGCAGTGCCGGCAACGCCCAAAATGTTCGCCACGGCGTCGCCCGCAACAGTGTCTTCGACCTGCGCGTACTGCGTGTCAGTGAGCCAGCCGATAGCCCGGAACGTCAGCTTAGGGCTGGCGCTGTCGGCATCGAAACCGATCTTGGTCACGACGGCGTTGTAGGGGGCTTGGCGCTCGGCCAGCTTCTGCCCGTACTCGGCCAGCGGCTTGAGCGTGGCGGCGGGCACACGCAGCAAGATGGGCTCGTCAATGGCGTCCAGATTGGCGATGGCGACACGGCGAGAGTCGCTGCAGGCCTTCAGTTTCTTGCCGCCATCGCTGATCTTGGAGCCCCAGATATTCTTGGGACAGCTCACACACTTGGAGGCCTGTTTCTGCTCGGCGCTGGGGTCTGGTGCAACGCCGTCATGGCTGAAACACTCAGGAGCCTCGGCAGAGCCTTCCACGTAGCCATTGGCGTACCAGACTTTGGACAGGCCGGCGTTGGCCTTCAGCAGCACCACTTGGATGGATGTAGCCACTTCGTCCGGGTCGTTGGGGTTCATCAGCTTGATGCGGTCGCCGCCCTTCACCAAGGTGAAGTTCTTGCCCTTGATGGACATTACGCCGAAGCCCGTACCGACGTTGGACGTCAGGTCGGTCATCACGGGGGCTTTGCCACGCAAGAATGCTGGCAGATTACCGGATTCAAAGGGAACGATTTGAGACATTAAAAACTCCTTGATGAAAACACACTTAACTACGACGGATACCAACCGTCACTTCTTCCAACCAGTTCAACCCCGGTGGCAGTTCATTGCCGGCGTCGCGGTAAGCCTTGACGTTAGCCTTGGATGGCCGAACGTCTGCCAAGTCCCACTCGCCGGACGTATGCAGGAAGTTCATCCACGACACGGGGTCTGCTTTGGAGCACTTGACCGTCGTTGTGCGGTACGCCGTTCCTGCGGCTGTTCGTACTGCTTCTGCCCCTGTCTCTGTGAAGTGCTGCAGCAACGCGGCCTCCACACGGTCCATCAGGGCATCCACTTTGGCAACGTCTGCGTCATACGCCGCCTTCATTTCCGATTTTTTGTCGCGTAGCTTGACGTAGCTCGCAACCAGTTTCTCTAAGTCCATGTTGTACCCTTTCTATTGTAATGCCGGTTAACACTCAGTTCACAGCTGTTTGTTCCTCTTTGAACAAATCCAGCAGAACACTTTGCGCCGCGTCGCGCTTTTCCAGATTCGCATACATCCGGCGCTCCACGGGGCTGCCTTCGAGGTGGATGATGTGCTGGTGGCGCGTCTGCCCTTGACGGACAATACGCCCACACGCTTGCTCATACACAGCAAAGTTATTTGTCGGTATGTACCAAATTATAACGCTGGCGGACGTCAAGGTCAACCCGTGAGACATACACTGCGGGTGGGCCACCAGTACATCTATGTCGCCGGAACTCGATTGGAACTCCGAAAATATGACGTCTCGCTCGGCTTTCGGCGTCTGTCCGTGCACCACGCCTACCCGGTGCCCCGCCGCCCGCAGCTCGGCTGCAATCAAGTTCAGCCCGCCTGTCAGCGGCACGTACAGGATGACCTTGCCTTCCGCCTGCTGGATGATCTCCTTGGCTTCGTTCACGCGGCTCTCCGCCGGAAAGATCACGTCTTCCCCTGTTGCCGTGTATGCTACGCCGCAGGCTATCTGCACCAACTTCATGGCTTTGACCGCGTCGTTCACCGCCGTGATCTGGCCGCCCAGATACTCCGACTTCAGCTTCGTCACCATGTCTTTGTACGCCGCGGCCTGCTCCGGCCCCATAGCCACGGTGCGCGTCGAGAAGGTGCACGGCGGCAGGTCCAAGCACTCGGCTCGTGTAAAGATCACCGCCGGTTGCATGGCGGCATGCACCACCCGTTTGGCGTCCGTGCGTGGCTCCCATTTGTACGTCGTAACCTGTCGCATCACTAGGTCGCGGAAGCGCCCAAAGAACTTCGGCACCCTATCTGGTGATAGCAAGCGGCACTGCGCCCATGCGTCTGTCGGCGCTTTAGGCGTCGGCGAACCCGTCAAACCCCACACCCACGCCCGGTCTTTGATGACGCTGTTGAGCGCCTTCCACCGGTCTGTGCTGGCGTTGCGGTACTCTGCCAGCTCGTCAATGACCACCACGTCGATGTCTGGCCGTGCAAGCAATTCTTTCTGCAACACCTTCAGACCGTCGTGGTTGATGATATAGATGTCTGCGGGGGAGTCCAGCAGACGTCGCCGCTTCTCCGCGGTCCCGTGCAGCACCACCGCCGTCAGGTGGGGGAAGTTGCGGAAAATCTCGTCGGCCCACACGCGCTCCAAGGTGGACAGCGGGGACACAATAAGCACCTTCCTTGCGTTGTCCGTGGAGAACAGGTAGTCGATGGCCCAGAGCACACTCATGGTTTTGCCAGTCCCGATCTGGTTCAACACAAACGCACGCACGTTCAACGTCAGGAACTCTGCCGTCACCTGTTGGTGCTTGAACGGCCTGTACCGCCCAGCCCACTCATAGTGGTACGCAATAGGCGACGGCGCTTGAATGCCGATATTACGCAGAACTCTTACTTCGTCCAGCCTGTGTGGTATAGCCACGAGCTGGCGCCCTTTATGTTCAAAAATCTTGGCCGACGGTATCACCGTAGTGATGCGCGTCGGATTCCTGCTATTTACGACCAGCTTTTTGTGTTTCTTTGATACGAGCATAGTGTCCCGGCCAGTTTGCGGCGATATACGCCTCCACCTGTAAAACATCGCTTGCAACGACGGCGTGTCCGCCCGCACCACGAATCTCTGCGTGGCGGTCCAACTGGTTTCCTGACGGCATACCTTCAGGCCCCTTGGCCTCGATGTAGAAAGGCTCACCAAACAGAATACCGCAGAAATCAGGGATGCCGTGCACACCAAACGGGGCCGGAACGGGCATATACATCCACCCGTACACAACCGCCGGCTTTGGCGCCCCGGCAAACCAGGCGCCCGCAGCGAGCAGGAACTTTTTAATGTCGTCTTTCACTCGACCTTCGGGGGTGCGGGCCATCAGTGGAAAGTGACGGGTACTCCGTCCAGCAGGTCGTTGTCACGCAGTATCTCTGTCACCGCCTCGATGTAGTCCAGCGCCAATGACAGGCGGTTGGCCAGCGAGCGCTCGGCTTCCGTTGGCGTGCTCATGAACACTTCGTTGATAAGCTCCGCGTCCGACATGCGGTTGGGGTGCATAGGGGTTTTGACTTGTCCACTCATGATAGACCCTCAAAGTGTTTGGTTATTTCGGCTGCTTGTTCGGCGGTGTAGCCGTCTTTTAGCAGGTGTTTGATCGAGAAAGCGCCACTGTAGAACAGCTCTCGGGCCATATCGGGCTGTGGGTCGGTTGCGGGGAGAACAACAGCCGCATACTCTGTTTTACCGCAGACACATTTGAACTGGCAGCGGTAGACGCTCAGGCCCGCATCCGGCGCCGGCGCCCACTCCGTCGGGCCGATGGTGAAACCGGCCGCTTTAGCCGCGGCCGCGTATCGACTCACTTACGCTCCTTTTTGGACTTTTCGGACTTCATGCTGCCGTCCGCGTTGCGGGCGAAAGAACGGTTCTCCGACGGCTTCTGCAGCACGGTGTTGCCGAGCGTAGGCTTGCCGCCCTTGCTCTGCGCTGTCTTGTGGCCGGCGTCCAGCCCGTCACCTTTGCGGCCGATGCCGGCCTTCTCCAGCGCGCGGTTTTGCTTGACGTTGTCCGCACGTTTCTGGATGTTTTCAGGCTTGGCGTCGAATTTGCCTTGCTTTTTGTAGTCGCGTTTACCGTCGGTCATGTAGGGCATGTCAAACTCCTTTGATGTGTTTCAGGATTTTAGCCATGTGGGCCGCTTGGTAGAGCGCGTCGTCCAGCGCATTGTGGTATGTGCCGCCACGGTCATCCGCTTTTACCTGCGGGAACGAAGCGCGCATCGTGCGGTAGCAGCGGTCGGCGGTGAAATGCCAAGGGCGTCGGACGCCGAGACGGCGGTAGGCCTCCGCAACGATGACGTTGTCGAATGTGGCGCCATTGCCCCAAAACGTGGCTTTGGCAGGCCACCACGCGGCCAGCTCGGCTGCTGCATCGGCGATGGACATACCACCGGGGGTCAACTCGCCCAGCGCCGCAGCTACATCCATTGTTCCGTCCACGATGGCGCGCAGTACGTCCATGTGTTCCTCCCCGAAGACGGCGTTACGGGCGTCTTCGCTCTGCCGCATCCACCACTCCACGGTGTCGTTGCTCACGGTCAAACCGATTTTGTGGCAAGAAGCCGCATTAACTGTCGTGTAGAAGTGGCCCGTGCCCACGCCATTTTCGTCAAAGACGCAGGCACCAATGGACAAAATAAGGGATGTGCTCGTGTTGTCCAGTGTCTCAATATCAACCATTACGTGTGTCAAAGTCAGCTCCTTTTTGGTTTCCAGTACTCGCAGTTATCGCGCCCCACGGGGCACCAGCCGTTGCACAGACCCGATGGTTTTGGCATCCACTTGTCTGCGGCAAAAGCCTTCTCCATCTGGACGGTGCGAGGGATAAAGTCCTTCCAGATGTCACCCAAATCATCGCGCGTAAAGCGCTCTGTGTCAAGTTTCTTAATAGGTAGCCAGATGAAGGACGTCTTGACTTCCTGCAAATACTCGCGGGCCTGCATAAGCAGTGCGGCAAACAGCTTCAACTGCGAACTCCCCGGCTTGCGCTTGCCGGTTTTGTAGTCGCCCGAGAACGCCTTGTCCCCGTTCTCCAGCACCACGTCGCCGATACCGCGCGCCCACGCAGACTTATCCCACCAATCCACAGGCTTGAAGTTGCGGTCCAGCGCCATCTTCAGCTCGGCCTCTTTCTTGCCCGGCGCGAGCTGGAACTTGGTCAGGATCGGTTGCCATTCGGCCATTTTGTCGGGCAGCGGCTTGTTCTCCACCAGCCCGTCCTCGAAGGCCTTGTGCACCTCGATGCCCCATTGCTGGTAGGCGGCCGGGGGCTCTTTGACCTTTTTCACCACCTTGACCAGATGGTACTGGCGCGGGCACGTCTCGAACGCTGACAGGCTGCTGTAGGACCACGGAGGCATGTTAGCCATTGGTCTTCTCCTGCGCGACCATCCGTTGACCGAAGAAAACGACTTTCTCTGCGTCGTACAGTCCGTCCGTGTACCCTTTTTTCATCTTGCCTTGGCGCGCAGCGCAGCGACGCCAAATCGCCTTGAAGGCGTTGCCTTCTGCGTAGTTCATACCGAGCGCTTCGATGATGTCGTTGCACTCCGCGGTGTACGGCGTAGGCAGTTCTGTGGGTGCGGGGACGTGCACTTTGTAGTAGCTGACCGAGCCCCCGGTGTACTCGACCTCTGCCGGGTCGATTATCGGCAGTGGGTTTAATAGCGCCATGTCTTCTCCTGAAAAGTTACTTAACCAATCCATACCGTTTGGCTGCGCCGACATCGGACGCCAGCGGTATACCGGGCATCCATGTGGGCACAACCGTCATCGTCTTCTCGATGAACTCCACGGCCTCTTTCGCCTCCGCGTCAGGGGCCAAGACCCCGAACTCGTCGTGCACTGTGAACAGCGGCCGATAGCGTTTAGCCGCCCGCCGCATGCCGTCCGTCATGATAATACGAGCGAGCGCCTGCGTCACGTTGTTTGCGAGTTTTCCTGCATACAAGCGAACGCGTTTCTTCCCGTCCCAGTACGTGTACGAGGGCCGGTTCTTCTCGTCATAGTCCACCTTGATGTCTGGGTAGCGCAGCGACATGCCGTTCGGTAGCAGGATTTCGCCCTTGCGGAACGTCATGCACTTGTACGTCACCTCGTTGCCATCCAGCAGGCTGTAGACCAGCAGCTCGCCCAGCATCTTCCAGAACTTCGTCACCGGCTCCGCCGCGGCGCGGTACTTCAACACGATGGCACGGGCCGACACGCAGTGGATCAGTAGCTCTGCCTCTGTGCAGGTGTGCGCAATGGCGCGCATCGCCGTCATGAAGTCCTCGTTGTGCATGAAGTCGTACACGTCCTGTCGTGTCACGCCCAACTGCTTCGCGTCCTGCGGTGTGTAGCGCTGCGGCGGCGCCCCGAGGAAGCCGACCAGCAGTTGGGCCGCGAAAGACGCCCAGCCGAGCTGATACCCGCAGTTATGTACGATTAGCGGACCCGAGTCCGTCAGAATCGTGAACCGGTTGCGCGGCCCCGCCATAGCGATGTCGTAGGTCTGCATTCTCTGCCTCAAGGGCTGCGATGCGTCTGCGCAGCTCGACAACCTCCCTTGCCGTGATGCGTCGTTTGTTTGACATGTTTGCGCTACGCGTGACAAAGCGCAGATTACCCGGTTCATATCCGCCGTCGTTGTTCCGGCGGTCCAGCTGTAGATGCGGCTTGTCGTACCCGTCGAGGCCCACAAGGTACTGCAAAAACGCTTTGCGATCTTCAATCCACGCTGGGTGAACGAAGATGCCGCGCCCGCCGTAGTCGGGGTATGTGGCAGACTTTGGGTTTGTGCAGCGGACAATGATGGCACTGATGCGGTCGAGCAGTCTGTCGCGGACAACCCCGTCTGGACACACCGCCGCCATGCCCGTTGCAGCCATGCGGGTAGCCGTGGCTTTCGCTTTGGCGCAGGCGTTGCACCGCGTTGTCCGTCCGCTACGCAAATTCCCCCGGTCGATGTAGCCTTCCCACCCACATGAACAGCGGAACCAAGGCTGCATTGCGTGCCCGCCGACTTTTTTGTGGGCGTCACGGGCGTCCCATCGCAGGCAGGTAATTTCACCAAATCGAGTGCCGACAGGAAAAGGGAGGGGTCTGCTAGAACCTCGCTCCACTCCGCCCATCCATGTGCCGTCAGGATTTCGTGGTCCGAAGTTGCGCTCACCCCGTACTGGGTCAGCGTCTCCTTCTCGCCCTGCTCCAGCAAGCCCTGATGTTTCACCCACTCCAGTCCGTCCCATAGCAAATCCTCCGTAGAAACATCTACTATATTAACCCAACCCCGTTTAGTCAACACCGGAGTGCTGCTACCGAAACAGCCCAACAAAGCCGACTTGGCCGACTGGCGAAGAAGTGGGTGCGACTCTTTGGTCATGCCGGGGATACCAAACATCTGCGCGCCGAACGTGGCGTACGGGTCCGCACCAGAGCGGAAGGTATCCAGCATGTCGTCATAGTCGGCCAGCCACGCAAGCACCCGCGGTTCGATCTGGGACAAGTCCCCAACGACGATGTGGTAACCCTCCGGGGCGCAGATGGCTTTACGCAGGAACGACCCGCGCTTCATGTTCTGCATGTTGATCTTGCCCGTGGCAGACCAGCGGCCGGAGTGCGCCCCGTAGTAATACAACGGGATAGGTAGACACCCGCGTCCAGCAATGTCAATGAAGCGTTTGGCGCGCGTACGCTCAAGCGTAGACTTCACACGTAGTCGGGCCTCGCACAGCAACGCCAAGTCTTCGTTGTCGCCGTTTAGCATGGCTTGGAACATAGCGTCGTTTTTGGCGAACGCGTACGTCGGCTTACCCGTGGTCTTGGACGCCTTCGTTGGCGGCACTATGCCCATGGACAGCAGAACGTCGGCGAACTGCGGGTTGCTAGCCAGCATGGACTCCGTGGCGCCAACGCGCGCCAGCGCTGCAGCCAGCTTCGCTTCGTCCTCCTTGACCGCCTTCTCCAGCATGTCTACGTCCAGCTCTAACACGGGCTGCGTGAACATCTTGAGGGTCAGGTCGATCAGAGCCATCTCCCCTGCCGGGAACTTCCGGCCGTCCGGTAGGTAGCGCAGACGCTTGTAGATGGCTTCGCAAAGGAACACGTCATGCGCGCAGTAATCCGCCAACTCCGCTTCGATCTCCGGCGACAGCTCGTACAATCCGTCGGTGCTATGCAGGGCGTCGCCCTTGGGTGGCAGACCGAACTCGCGGGCCAGTATGAACAGGCTGTTGCCGCCGTTGGCGCCGCGCACGGCCCTAGCCATGGACAGGCTGTCGATGACAAACGCCGGCTCAATGCCGTAGCGCATGGATAGGATGGACACGTCGAACATGGCATTGTGCGCCAGCACGGCCGTCGTCGTCCAGTCCACCGTGTTAAGGAACTTGGCGATGTCCTTGCCGGAGTACCACTTGGTGGGTACGTCCGAGTTCAGCTCGTGTACACACATACCAAACGCTTTGAAACGTGCATCCCGCACGTATTCTTCCGTCGTCATCACCGACAGTGAGTATGGTGTGGCCGTCCAACTACACGGTTTCTTCGAGAAACGCGTCTCGAAGTCCAGCGTTAAAACCCGTTTGATGTTAGCCATTTAGTAGCTTTGTGAACAGGTTTCCCGCGTAGCAATCGCAGCTCTCACCTACGGGTATCTGCTTTCCGCAGTCGATGCAGTAGTCGTCCGGCAGGTTGGGGAAGTTGACGGTCATGTCGGATTACCTCTGCTTGGGATGTGCTTCAGGCCGTCGTTCCGGTAGAACGTGCGGTCGTCTGCGGGACGATACGTACCGACGCCAATGTGCTGACGTGGCGGGACAGTATCAGGGGTTCGTTCAGTCGAAGCCTCTGCGTCACGGCGTGCGCGAGCGGCGCGCTGCTTGATCTGGGCGACGTTCTTACAGGGGCGACACACCGTGCGGTACTGGTCCGGTGTGTAGTAGACCCGGTGCTCCGGCGCAATGGGTTTTTGGCAGTGCAGACAAATCTTGGGCTCGCGTGTCATGGTGGTTTCAACTCTCCGTCAATGTTGGTAGTTCCGTAGCGCGCGGCGTGCCGCCACCAGTTCAGACTGGTATTTATGCGCGTACGCCTTGTATTCTCGCGCTTTTCCATGGGCTCTGTCCCGTTGAGCAACCATACGGGCCAGCGCTTTCTCCAGTTGCTGAATCTTACGACGCAGCTCTGCTTCACGGGCCGCCGCCTCGGCGTACACAGCGGCCTGCGCCTGTGTCGTCTCAAGTATCTTTTCGAGTCGTACGACTATGGGGTGGCGTTTGTCTGTCACTTCGGTCCCCCCACTGGCATGGCAGTGGATTGCAGGAGTGCGGCTTTCCTGTCTTCTGCAACTACCTGAAAATCGGTGTAAGTGTCGGCCTTAACGTCGTACACATCGACCTCAGAGCCACAGCATGCAGAAACTATTTGTGGCTGCGTCTTGCTGTCCAACAGTACGCCTTCCAGCGTTTCGGTGCGCGAATATTCAAACTCTGACAGCTTCACGCCGCACGGCCCGCAGCCATTCGCGCAAACGTACTGGTAACGCTCCCCCACTGGCAGTGCAGCAACGATTTTCCCGGCGTCAGGAATATCGTCAGGGGCGGATTGCAGGAGGGCGGCGGCGTGGCGCATCGTGTCTGCGTAGTCGATATGGCTATAGCCATTGTCGCCAGCGTACATCAGCAAATCCGCAATCACCTCTTCTAGCTCTTTTACTGCATCTGACTTCTGCCGGGTAATGTCGCGCCACGAGCGAATAGCCGCGTTCCATATTTCCTGCTCTGTCGGCTTGCGCCCATGCTCGCTTTCAAATGCACCACGAAAACCACCAAGGCTGTGCGGAATGTTTTCACTCATGAATTGCTCCCAGAAATAATCTCTGCACCAAGAAACTGAAACACACCCAATACCTCTATTGAGCGGAGCCCTTTGTATTTGTGTGATTGGATAAGTTCAGCAATGTCTGATTTCAGATCAGACGCACTTGCAGGAATTGGAAGACTAACAATCGTCCTATCCC